CAGGAGTGACCATGACCATGCTGGTGCTGGTGCAGGCGCTGATATTGCCGCTGGTCACTGTACCCAGCACAGGCGTGACCATCGTGGGGCTGGTAAACAACAGCGTCTTGGTAAGCTGCTTGGTGATGCCGCTTTGCACGATGGGCATAACGTCTGCTGCGTTGATGACTGTCGCAACGGGCAGTGCTGAAATGGCGATGGTGGTCATAATGGCTCCTAGAAATTGCCTGCGTAGATGTTGAAACGCTGACGATTGGACACCAATGCGTAGGGCATGGACATCACATCGTATGGGTTGTTAATGCGCTTGAGGTTGCGCTTGCTGGTCATGGCGATGCGCTGCACCTGTGGGCTTGGCTCCACGCCAAACTCGGGTGCGATCTCCATCGCCAAGTTGTAGGCAAACGCCCGCATGTAACCTGGGGGGAAGAACAACTCGGTTGCCAGCAAGGCAGGTTGCGTCAACTCTTGCACCGAGATAAAGTGCCACTCCAGCAACTGCGTGGGCCGGGGGTAGATGTACATCTCCACGTTGGGAAACGTGTTGTTGACAAAAATGACCTGCGGGAAGGTCGATGTTGAGGTCTTGACAGCGATGCCGTTGTACTGGTCCTGGTTGATGATTTTGATGCCATACGACACGCCACTGGGGGCGCGGAAGTAGGTGGCGTCATCAAGCTGGATTGGGCGGTTGCCCACAAAGTCACCAGAGGGGCCAAGGGTCTGTTTAATCTGGCCCACGGGCCAGTTAAACACTTGGTCTTGGGTGCAGAACACAGACAGACGCTCGGTGTTCCACGAGTCGATCATCTGGTTCATTGCAGTCAAGGCATCCTGACTGGTAGCCGCTGACGCCGTTTCACCTTCGGCAAGAATACCGAGCAGACGAAGCGCTCGGTTGATCTGGTCGCCAGCGGTATAAGCCATGTTATTTCCCTTCGGATTCGTCGCTTGCCGAAGTCAAAAAGGATGGGACTTCGTTGGGCTGTTCGACAGGTTGATCGGTCACTTTGCGAGTGTACTTGCGCTTTGGCGCTTCGACTACCGGCTCGGGTGCCACCTTGACGGGCGTATCAGGATTGTACCGTGTCCAGCCGTTTTTTTCATCATTGTCGATCTCAGCTTGATCGATGGCAACTTTGGCACCAAACTCAGGGTGTACGAGGGTTACGTTCATTTGAATCTCCGTGTGAAAACGGGGCCGAAGCCCCGTTTTACCAGTTGCTCAAAAATTAAGCAACGCGATAGATTGAGTACGCTGCGTCACCTGTTTTGCGGAAACGGAACGTACCAGATGTGTTGCTGGTTTTGGTCAGCGAATCTTGGATTGTGTCGTTACCAATAAGGGTGTTGCCCGTGCCAGCGGTGAAGACCACATCGTTTGCTGCATTGTCACCAATGTTGATGAAAGAGCAGTCAAATGTTGAGCCAACTTTAAGGCTAGAGAATGCAGCGTCAAGCAGTGCACCTGTTGGGAACACGTAAGCGCCTGCGTCTGTGCCGCCTGAGTCCATAGTACACACACCAGCAGCCAAATTGTCTGCTGTGATGGTGACAGCCGCGCCAGTCAATGCAACGGGTGCGCTGGTGTTGGAAAAACTGATTTCGCCAAGATTGCCGTCACCAACTTGGTAACCGCTTGCGCCATTAGGGAGTGCCATGATAATTTCCTTTTAAAGTGGTTTGAAAGCAGGGGCCGAAGCCCCCGGTTCGATTTAGCCGAAGATGCGGCAAGCCATTTGTGGACGGATGGTGTTGAAGCCATACAACACGTCAACACGGCAAGGCATACGGTCGTTGTTGATGTCGTACTGACGAACAACACGCAGGCTGATACCGTTGTGCACGGCACGGCTTGCCATGTCAACGCCTTGTGGCAGCAACAGGTCGGCGGTAGCAAATGCGATGGCATCCTTGTGGTACACCAAGTTCTGGGGGAACGAGCCACTAGCAGCACCAACAAAGATGACAGCTTTGCCGGTCAAAGGCAGGCTGACCATGCTACACAGAGCGTTGCTGGACGAGTACATCGGGGCAACAGTCACAGTGGCGGTGGTAGTGCTGGTCGATGAGGCCAAAGCCACGAACTGGAACAACGAACCTGTGGACTCACGAGTCTGTGGGTTGGCTGCAAAGCAGTCAGCGATTGTGAACACGTCACCGGGGGTGATGGTTTCACCAGAACCGACAGTCAATGTCAGAGTGGTTGCGCCTTCAGCAGTCACGCTCGCACCAGTGGTGTTGCCAGTAGCAGCACGGGTGCCGCAAGTGTGGACCTTGATCGACTGGCTCATGTTGACTTCTTCGTAACCCAACACTTGCTCACCCATCATGCCGTTCTTGAACTGGCGCGAGATGACATCTGTGGGGTTGAAGAAACCAGACAGACCGTTCACCAAGGCAGCGTTAGCGGCAGGGTTCACGGTAGCGTAGCGAGGCGACATGGTGGCGGCGTTCTCGTTCAGCTTCTGCTGGGCTTGCAACAGCACCAAGGCGGTCGATGGGGCATTGCCGGGGGAGCCGACAGAGTTACCAACCAGCTTGTATGCGTTGGCAACGTCAGCGTCCACGGTAGAGGCCAACTGGCTGATACGTGGCTTCAAGACACGCTCTGCGAAGTCGTCCATCTGCATGGTCAATTCAGCGGATGTGAAGTTGATGCCGATGTGCTTTTGGCTGGAGACAGTCAAAGTGGTGAACTGTTCGTTGTCGTCCTGAACTTGCAGGGCGGCACCGTCAGTGACCAAAGCGCGGTCGGGCAAACGGATACGCAGTGTAGAACCGATCTTGGCACCTGAGACAGCGAAGCTGTCGTCGTACTGACGGTTCACGTTGCGGGTGATCACCAAGTTGTTCTCGAGGATTTCGAGAGACTTGCGGGTGATCATGTCAATGGTAAGGATCGAATTGCTCATGATGATGATTTCCTATTTAGCGGTTGCGGGTTGCCCGTGCTTTGTCGATTTGTCTTTGGCGCTCGGCAGCAATCCAGTCCGATACATTCAAAGTCTTGGTAGACCGAGGATCGGTGGTGTCAGTGACACCAGGATTGGTTGCTCGTGCGGTTACCGGACGAATCGGGTCTGGCGCAGACGATGTTTTCTTTTGGAAAGGCTCGGCAGTTAATTTAGCCTCGACTTTTCCAATCTCACGCGCTTGCAACAGTGGCGACAAGCGAGATATGCGGTCAGCTTCCTTGGGGTTACTACCTAGCCAATAGGCCAGATCAGGTCCAAGGTCAGACGCTTTGATGGTTTCAGCCATCGCATCGGTGACTCGAAGATTCGGGTTATACGCAACTTGGTCAAAGTCATCGTATTTAGACCGGGCTTCTTCCTCACGCTCTGCAAAGGTTTCTTCAATCTCAGCGCGTTGTTTCTGGATTTCCCGATGTTGGACCAGTTTTTCAGCCTCATCACGGATGAAATTACCGTAGGCTTGAGGGCTGTCAAATTGATCTGCTGTCGGAATTTCCGTTGGCGTGGCTGGCACGGGTGCCTGCTTTGCCTGCTGCTCACGTTCCCATTTGCGCTGTTCTCTTGCGAGGCGCTTGCCAATCATCGCGTCGATTTCAGCCTGCGAGTACTTCTTTTCCTCTTGGGTGCTACCGTCTTGATTCTCAGCTACTACCGGCGCATTTTGTGCATTGTCCGTGGTGGCCGTCACCTCGGGTGCTTGCGCGGAGTCAACTTCCGCTAAGGTTTGGACTTCATCAGTCATTTGCATGTTCCATTGGAACCCCGGTCTACTGGGCCGGTACAGTGGTTTATCTTACAACAAAGCAGCAAGGTGTCAAACACCCAAGTTGCCTGCCGCGATAAAGGTGTCGGCCACAGGGCTGATCAAAGAGATCACAGCATACTGACCCATTGTGCTGAACAGGCCAGAGTACGAGTTGAGGGTGGCAGCGCCAGCGGCCACTGTGACCTTGCCCGCACCGCCTTGGATAATGGTGCAGTTAAAGCCCAAGCCAAGGCCCGTGGCGCAGGTGATCGTGACAGCAGAGCCGCTGGTGCAGTGGATCACCTTTTGGTTGTCTGCTGCGGTCAGGGTACGCGAGGTGCCCGCTTCAGTGACGATGTTGGCCGCAAGCTGGGCGGCGATCATCTGATCGACCGTGACCTTTTTGGTTGTGCTCGATTGCACGATGGGCAACACCTCTGTTCCGGCAAGCGGGGTGGTGACTGCGGTCAGTTGGGAAATTTTTAAGTCGGCCATGATTTAGTCCCAAATGCGGTACGGTGTACCAGTTACAGTGATTTTATATGGGGTGATTGCCTCGGGCAATTCACCGCGCATATTGACGTGCCAGCCACCGACATCAGCCATCTCGGGGTACTCCATGCCTTCTTCATCGGTCAGCATGGTTCCTGTGGCTTTGTAGATCAGACCAATAATGTCGATCATCTGACCCTCGCCTTGGACAACTTGATCTCCAAATTGAGCCAGCAAGCTGGTTTCTAGCATCAACCTGGTGGCTGTTGCTTCATTTGGAAACTTGAGGTGAACATCAAGAGCGTTCATGCTTTATCCTTTTGAAAACGCTTGAACTTCAGCGTTAATGATTCGTTGAGGCCAATAACGCACGGTTTGGAGTTGCCCGTTTAAGTAGTTCGTGCCGTCTGAGCCTAAGCGTGCCTGAGTGACTGTTGGAATGGTTGCCGCAGTGTCTGTCGCCGCAGCACCGCCGTTTACAGCAGCGGCACAGTTGTCTGTGTTCCACGCCGCACCAAGGTTATAGGCCGTGTTCGCAGCAATAGTGCCAGCGTCAATTTGGGCCTGTGGTGCGCCGCCGTCAACAATAACCAACTCAGGGTTTGTCGTGCTACCACGCAATGTAATAACTTCATTGGCAGTCGCATCATCAAACTGCAAAGCAGGTCGAGTACCCGACACAGTAGAAGGCAGCACGCGAGCAACAACACCGCCAGCACCCGCGCTGTACCAATCGCTGAAGTTCGTACTTGTCATCGTAGCCACATCGGCAGTGCGTGTAACTTGGGATGCAACTGTTGGGATAAAGCTAGTGGAAAAAGAACCAGCCTCTACTTGAGCGCCCCAGATGTAAAAACCATTTGAGCCGTTTCCTGTCGTTCCGGTCTGGTCGTAAACGTAAACTGCGTTTGTACCTGTAAGATCACAAGTTGCAGTAACCGCAATCCGATACCAGCCTCCACCAGCATCACTGACTACAACTGTACCCACGTTACTTACCACAGCGCCTGTGGAAAGGTTTACAGCGGCAGACGCCCATCCTGCAATTCCAATTATGCGCAATCGAACAACATTTCGCTCCCCTGCTTTTGCATAGCAGCTATAGGTGTAAGTTGTGCCTGAAATTAAAACAAGAGATGAAACAATATTCCCAGCAGATGAACCATTATTTAGAATTAACTTGTCCGCAGTCTGTGTCCCACTTGGAGATGTAATTCCAACAAAATTGGCAGATACGCTAGCGTTGCTTGTCACCCAAACAATATTGTTAAATTCTTCAGAATAGCTGCGAAGGTTTGTTCTAGCTTCTTCGATCAACAATCCCTTACAAACCACTGTCACTGGGTCAAAATCAAAACGCGGTGTGTCAGCAGCCATTGTCTCAACATACCCGCTACTGTTTACACGGGTTGCTGTTGCACCTGATCGCGTGAAAGTGATTCTGCTGTCAAGTGAGGCAGTTGTAAAATCAAGCGCAAGCCGTGGCAACACTCGTTCTGTGGCGGTAAGGGTAAAAGACGGAGTAATCATTTTCGCACCTTAAATTCCAATAAAGGTCGCTACAGCAAAGCCATTAGCGCCACTTTTGTTGATGCGTAAGAAACCGCCGTTGTTGTCAAAGGTAAATGTCTGCGTGGCGTCTCCTGCAATCGTACCCATCAATGTTGCTGCCACGTCTGCGCCAGTCCCACCAGATCGTTTAATGGCAACTGTGTAAATCGCACAGAACGACTCACCAGCAAAAGACGAACCACGAATAATGCAAAGTGTGCCACCATTGTTTGCGCTGACTGGAATATTTGTGGTGACAGCCGTTGTACCACTACCGGGAAAAGTAAACGGTCCTCGGACTGAGTTGGTGCCGTTTGCGACTAAGTTTCCGGTAATCGTTGCGTCACCCGTGACAGAAGCATCACCAGACGCAGCAAAACTCGTCGTTGTAATCCCAGTGCCAAAGTTTGCCGGGTCATCAGCGGACGATGGGATACCTGCGTTTGTCGAATAAACGCCATAATAGGCAACGATTTTTGCTGAACCTGAATTTTTGACAGTTAAGGCACAGTTGCCGCCAGCAATCAGACAGTTCGTAAACGTCAGGTTTGCGTTTGATGTGTTGTCAAAATCAATAAGCGCGTCTGTGGGAAACGCACCCGGATCAAAAATGCAGTTGTCTACATTCAAAACAACAGCGTCTATTCCACTCAAAAGCGATGTTTTGATGTAGCTTTTACAGTCGTTGTCCTCAAACCAGCAGTTACTGAATGTCGGGTAATAGACTCCGTCTGTGTATACAACAGACTCGTTGACGTTAATTTTCTCAAACACACAGGTATCAAAGATAACCTTGATGCCGGACGAAAACTCAACGGCATAGTCTACGTTTTCTACCCTTGCAAATTCGCAAGCAGAGAACTTGTTGATGTTTGTCGCACGCAACGGAGAAAACGAGCCGCGAGAGCGAACTGGTTGAAAGTTCAAACCCGCAGAGGCGTGAAAACCAAACATGGTGCGAGAAACTTCGCAGGCAATCATGTTTGCATCAATGCCAAAACGAAGCCTTGAATTGAAAACACAGTCGTTAATTGTCCAATGTGCCAGATAGACGTTGGCTGCCGATGCTGGTGGGATTGGCGTAAAAATGCCAGTACCCGTTCCGTCGGTAGTCGTAGAAAACTCGATGCCGTAAATCTGCGCGTCTTGTCCCAGAAAATCGCTGGTTACGCCAAATATCGCGTTGTCAGACGTTGCTTTAAGGATTGTTTTTCCCTTGACACCAATGACGCTAAAGTCCTGCTTTACAAAATCAATCATTGTACCGATGAGGTATTCCCCGGCGGGAATGAACACTGACCCTGCGGCATCAATAGCGGCTTGAAAAGCTGCGCTGTCATCCGTCACCCCGTCACCCACAGCCCCAAAGTCCATGACGCTGACTGTCTGAGCCAGTTTGTCTTGTACCGTGTAGCCGCTAGTTACGGCACCTGCAAACGGTGGGTCGTATTCAACAAGGCTTGCGTTTGTTGCAATGCCTGTACCATTAATGCCGGTAATGTTGTCCCAAGTTGCAATCGTAACCTCGGTCGAGGTCTTCAACACAAACTTGTAATTTTGACCAGCGGTCACCCAAATTTCACCCGTTGCCACACGACCAGCAGAGTTTAGAACAATCGGATTAGTGTGCGCTGTTGCGCCACTGACACTCGTGTAAGTGGCTTGCGGTGTGGTGGTACCAGCCTCGTATGTGTACAGTTTTCCACCAGACAACGGGTTGCCGTTGTCGTCAAAAAATTGTTGACCGGCACCAGCCAGCGCAGAAAGGTTGACCGTCATGTCTTACTCCAGCAAAATAAAACCGCCGTCCTCTTGCACGAGGTTTGCGCCGGACTCGGTGAGAAGGTTGCTCTGTGCCTGTTCGCTGCCGCGACCGCCGAACAGCGAAATAATGCCACCCAGTCCAATGCCAACAGCGTTGCGAACAGCAAGGAAGCTCATTTTGTGTTCATCGGTTTGCAGTACACCACGCCAGCAGATGAGATCTGGATGGCACTGACTCTCCACAGACCGCTGGTGCTGATTGCCACTTTAAACGGGATGGGTGTGAATGCGGGGATCGGTGTGCTGGCAGTGGTTGCCACAGCGCCTTCGCCCACCTCAACGTAGCAAGGCTGGTCGGACCAGACCATGACACCTTCAGGACCAGCGGGCCAGCCAGCAGTGTTGGCTGCGGTGCCTGTGAAAGAAGCAGTTTGAGCCGGGAAATTGGCTTTGGTGAGGGGGTTCAAGAGTTCCATAACGGTTCCTTTATGCCAAGAATTTTAACTTGTACAGGGTGGACAGGTAAAGCCCAACGATTTCATCAATGATGTTCTGGATCGCGGTGTCGGTTTTGCTCACCACCTCGTACCGCATGTCCTCAATGTCTTTGAGGGACTGCTCCAGAAACTCAATGATGTTTGTGGTCTTCTTGGCGCTCATCAGGCTGATGGGACCAATTAGACCATGACGGCCTTGGTATGCCTCGGCAAACTTGTCGGCCAAGTCGATCACTTCGTCGTAGAACGTGTTCAGCGCCGAGTGCTTGGAGAAGCTGCGGGTGTTCAGGTGAACCGAGTGGGCCACGTCACGGGCCAAGAACAGTTCGCCTACGAAATCAGCGCATTTCATTCATGTCTCCTTGGGGTGGCATCATCTCGGGCATCATCTCAGGCTGCATTTCGGGCATCTGACGCTGCTCATTCATCATGACCATATTGTCGTTGCTTTCCATCGCAGCCGCCACAACACCCATAGCGATGTCTTGAATCTGCTGCTCAGTCATACCAGCCTGCACGGCGCTGATACGCTTAGTCTCAGCATCAAATGCTTTGATCTGGTTGGCCTGTTCCTTGATTTCCAAGTCACGGACTTCCATGCTCTGGTTGACGTTTTGCAACATCTGGAACATGTTCTCCATCTCAGCCTGCATGGCCTGCATCTGCTGGTTGGCAGCGGCCAAGGCTGGATCATCTTCGTCGGCCAGCACTTTGGGGTCGATGGTTTTCTTGAACCGCTTGGCAAGGTCTTGGGCGCCGGGCCAGTCCATGTTCTTGACAAACAGGTCGCCAGCGACTTGCCACAACTGTGGGTTGCCTTGCAGCAACTGGGCCATGCTCTCCAAAGCCTCTTGACGCTTGGTGGCGTAGCCAGGACCGGTAATCACGCGCACATCGTACTTGCCAACGCCGGGGTTGTAGATCTTCTCGATCAACGTACCCTCTTGGTCCACGATGCGCTTGACTGGTTCCTCTTGCATTGGGTTCATCCTGACGGTCGATGGCTCACCATCTTCACCAATGATGCGGGCAATGCGCTCAGTGTCGTAAATCTTGGGGATCAGATCCACGAGTTGACGACCAATGTGACGGATCGCACGGGCCAGGTTGTCAACGTAGTGGTAGGTGCCGATGTCGCCTTCGCGCTGACGGGCCAAGATGGCTTTGCCGCTACGCTCGTTGCTGGTCATGCCCAGCGATGCGTTGTACTGGCCGGTGGCCGACTTGATGTCCTCGGCAGCACCCGCCTTGGCTTGCAGCAGGCCGCTGGAGGCCATTGGAGGTTGTGCCCGCTGGGGTAGTGGCAACACAGCGCCTTGACCGTCTGTAACGTCTGGATTGACCTCCAGATAGGGCCAGTTGTTCGTGTTGGCAGTCTTCCACTGCTGCTCGTAGCCTTCAAACTGGCCGCCGTACCCGATGAACGGGGCTTTGGGGG